ACGCAGAAAATCTTTATCTCTTAGAAAATCTGACAAGAATCCAACAGGAGGATTGTCTGAAAGTGGGAGAAGAAGAATAAACGCTGCTACAGGTTCAAAGTTGCAACGACCTGTCACTAAAAAAAGTGGACTTTCAAAACGTGAAAAAGCTAGAAGAAAATCTTTTTGTGCGAGAATGAAAGGTGTCAAAGGAGCAATGAAAGACAGTAAAGGTAGGCCAACTAGAAAGGCTCTTGCACTACGCAAGTGGCGTTGCTAGGACTCTTAATATACAATCAAATATTAAAGTGCCTGATACGTCAGATAACGCTTTAAGAAAGATAAGTAGAAACGAGTTAGTACAAAAATTATTTACAAAAACTTACTAAACAGATGGCTAACGCAACTGTAAGTAGGCTCGGTCTTGTCAATAATTCGGGTACAAACTTTGATGAACTTTTTCTTAAAGTCTTTAGTGGAGAGGTTCTAACAAGTTTTGCCCAGAATAATATTTTCAACGAGCAACTACATTCTGTCCGTACTATTGCATCAGGCAAATCGGCCAGTTTTCCCAAAATTGGTACAGCTACTGCTGCCTATCATACGATTGGCACACCTCTAGTAGGGGCGAACCAAATCAAGGCTAATGAAGTTTTGATAAATATTGACGATATGTTAATCGCCCAAGCTGTGGTCGCACGATTAGATGAATTGAAGAATCACTATGATGTTCGTGCAACTTATTCTTCTGAGCTTGGAAAGGCACTTGCCAAAACATACGATCAAAACGTAGCGAAGGTAATCGCTAATGCTAGTCGTGCGTCAGCTACAATTACTGGCGAAGATGGCGGTCTAGTCTTAACACTACCTTCTGGTAATACAGCTTCGGCTAACGTAACTGGCGATGAACTTGTTGCAGCTATCTATGATATAGCTCAAGAGTTTGACACTCGTGACATTCCAAGCACAGATAGATTCTGTGTGTTGCCACCTGCGGAATTTTATAAGATTCCTGAGTCTGCTACCAGAGTTATGAATACAGACTTTAACCCACAGGGTAATGGTTCTGTTGCAGCAGGTACAGTAACACAGGTTGCAGGTATCCCTATCATGATGTCTAACAACGTACCACAATCTAACGTAGGCTCTAACCCTTCAGGTGCTAATAACACTTACTCAGGAGATGACAGCAAGACGCTAGGTTTGGTATTCCATAAATCCGCAGTTGGAACTGTAAAACTACAGGACATGACAACTGAAATCTCAGGTGCAGATTATGGGATTATGTATCAATCAACATTGATGATCGCCAAGTACGCACTTGGTCATGGAATCCTAAGACCAGAATGTGCAGCAACAATCAAATTGTCTGCTTCATAATCTACCTAAATTCATAAAATAGGGTATTCTATTATTAGATACCCTTTTTTTTTATGCCTTACGGAAAAGGTACTTACGGAAACAAAGTAGGAAGACCTAAAAAAACAGACAAGAAAAAGTCTAAAAGTTTAAAAAAAAATTTAATGGCATTAAAAATGTCAAAAAAGTAAAGAACAATGGCTGTAGCTGCAACCACAGAACTTGAATGTATTAATATCATGCTTGCTGCAATAGGCGAAGCACCTATTAATACGTTAACTGGCACTCTTCCAGTAGATGCTGTTACTGCTCAGAAGACGTTAGCTGAAATAAATAAAGACGTACAGAATGAAGGTTGGTCTTTTAATCAAGAATTTAATGTCAAACTAACTAGAGATGCCAATAACCAAATTGCTCTTGGTACAGATATGCTCAAGGTAGATGCTAATGTTTTTGACCACCCAACCATTGATGTCATACAGAGAGGTTTAAAAATGTATGACAGAAAAAATAATACTTATGTTTTTGATGAAGACTTAACTTGTAATGTTACTTACTTTAGAAACTTTGATGAGATACCTGAATCTGCTAGACGATATATAAACATAAGAGCAGCAAGAGTATTTGTAGATAGATTAGTTGGAGATGATGGATTGAGAACTTATACAGCACAAGATGAAGCAAGAGCAAGAGCAAACCTTATGGAAAATGATATGGATAATGCAGACCATAATGTTTTAACAGGCGACCCAAATCTTAATAATGCTATGAATACGTTTACACCTGCTGATGTTCTTAACAGATAACTATGGCGATAGTATCAAGATCAATACCTACGCTGCTTAGAGGTATATCACAATCTTCGGATTCTTCTAAACAATCAGATCATGCTGATATACAAGACAATGCAGATAGCAACCCAGTTGTAGGTTTAGTAAAAAGATCAGGCATACAACACGTCACAAATTTAAGCACTAGCACTTTAGGTAATGTTCATATCCAAACTATAAATAGAGATGTCAATGAAAGATATGTAGCGATATTTAGTAATGGCAATGTAAAAGTATATGAGCTTGATGGTACAGAAAAAACTGTAAACAAACCAGACGGAACTACATACCTAAATACTTCAAACCCTAGAGATACAATTAAAACTGTAACGATTGCTGACTTCACTTTTGTTGTTAATACAAATCAGGTAACTGCAATGGATACAACTTTATCCGCAGGTAACATCACGCAAGCAATTATCTTTGTAAAGCAAGTTTCTAACGATACTATCTATTCAATTACTGTTGATGGGGTAACTGTAACTGATGACACGACTAACGATTCATCTCTAAGTACATCACAAGTTGCTGCTGATTTACAATCAGGTCTAAATTCAGGATTATCGGGATTTACTATTGCAAGAAGTGGAAGTGTAATACATATAAAAAAGAATAATGGTAGTAATTTTTCTATAGATGGTACTGACACTCAAGGTAATACTCAGTTAACGATAGTAAAAAATTCAGTTCAAAGATTTACAGACTTACCTACTGTTTCTCCTAATGGAATGGTAGTAGAAGTAAAAGGAGATGAGAATACTAACTTTGATAATTATTATGTAAAGTTTGTCACTAACAATGGCAATGCTTTAGAAGAAGGTCAATGGGAAGAAACAGTAGAAGCAGGTATAGAGTTTAAATTTAATTATTCCACTATGCCACACGTTTTAATTA